ATCAACTATTAGTTGCAAATGAAAATATAAACTACGCTGCTTTTCAAGAAAATCTTCAAAAACGTAAAGATGAAAATCAAGAAGCAATAGATAAATTTTTAAAAGACCCATTTGCTGAAATAAAAAAGAAAAAAAAAGAAAGACAAGAAAGAATAAAAAAATTAAAATCACGAAGTAAAGAAGAAAAAAGAAAAGCTAGACGAGATAAAAGAAAAGCTGTTATACAAAATGCCAAAAAAACATTAGTTCCTATTTTAACATTATTACTAACAGATAGAATAGCAGATATTATTTCTCAAAATGATACTATTAAAAGATTAGTAGATAATACAAATAGAATAATTACAGAAGCAAATCAATCTGGAGACCCAGTAAAGTTAAATAATGCTAAAGTAGTTAGAGATAGTGCACTAAGAGTAATACAAGATAATGAAAGTAAAATTACTAAAATTAATGAACAACTTCAAAGAGTAACAATTTACATTAACATATTTAGTACAATTATTTCAGTATTATCTGCTATTCCTACCCCTACATCAGTCCCTCCAGGAGTTGGTATTCCTTTAAATGTCATAACTAAAATTGTCCAATTATTAGAAAAAGCAAATAAAATAGTATTAGCATTAAGCGCTTTATTACCAACAATAACTGTTAGTCTAGATAAAGCTATTCAAATATTACAAGATTATAAAGCACAATTATTAAATATTAATAATACATTAGACAGTGTAGCCCCAGCTACTCCTGTAACTTTAGGTACAGATTATGGTACTTATAAAGGATTTAAATTTGCTTTAAGAGAGGATAAACAATTTAGTGCAAGGGAAACAAAACGTCATTTTGCTGTGGCTATTAATAGACAAAATATTGAACAATTAAAAAGTGAAGCATCATTTACGTTAGATCCGAATGATTTAATAGAACAATTAAAATTAATAATAGATCGACAAAATTTACAAGGTTAAATATTTATTTATATGAATATCAAAGTATTTAAAAAATTAATTAAAGAAGCCGTAACTGAAGCTATTTATGAAGAATTACCTGGTATCCTCAATGAGGTATTAAGTAAACAAAATAAACAACAGATCAGTGAAGGTAGAACAGTAAACTTTACTAGTAATGATATTAATCCATTAGCCGGAAGTGTTCGCGAATCATTAATGGCTAAAATGGGAGCTGAATTTGGATTTCAACAACCTCAACGCAATGATTTAAAAGTAATAGATGCTGTTGACCCATCAACTGGTGATAAAGTTAATCCATATTTAGCATTTATTAGTGACGCCGCTGCAAATATGACTCCACAGGATAAATCAGGATTAAGAAATTTAGGATAATATGCCAATACCCCAAACAACACGTGTTAATCCTTTAGATTTACAAGGAAATATTGCTATTGGGGTGTCTTTACCTTTTAATGGCCCTGCAGGACCATTTAATAGTACTTATAGTACTGAACAGCAAATTAAATCTAATCTAATTAATCTTTTACTTACTAATAAAGGTGAAAGAATAATGAACCCTGAATTTGGATGTGATTTAGGTACAGTATTATTTGAAGGTATAACAGATGATACAAAAGAACTTATAGTAAATTTAATAAATACTAATGTAAATATATTTGTACCTGAGGTACAACTTGATGAAATATTAGTAGAAGAAGCACCTCAATATAACAATAATTCGGTATCTGTAACGGTTAAATACAGAATAAGAATATCACAAAATGCAAATCAAGTAACAGTACAATTCATATAAAATGGCAGATAATAATGTATCATATCTAAATAAAACGTTTCCTGAGTTTAAAGCTAGTTTAATAAATTATGCCAAGACTTACTTTCCAACAGTTTATAATGACTTTACAGAAGCAACACCAGGAAATTTATTTATTGAAATGTCATCCTATGTGGGTGACGTAATGTCATTTTATTTAGATACTCAAACACAAGAAAACTTTTTATTATACGCTAAAGAAAGAGAAAATCTATTTGCGATGTCTTATATGTTAGGATATCGCCCTAAAGTATCCTATGCTTCAACTGTTGGTATGGATGTATATCAATTAATTCCTACTACAGGATCAGGAGGAACTTTACAACCTGATTATAGATATGCTCTAGTTGTTCCTGAAAATGCTCAGTTTAGTGCTACATCAAATGGTAGTGTTAATTTTTTAACTACTGAAAAAGTAGATTTTAGAGATACAAGTAGTATGTCAATTTCATTTGTAGATAGCAATTATTATCTACTTAGAAAATCAGCTAAAGCTATATCAGCAGAAATTAGATCTATAACTCTTCCTTTTTCTACCCCAGAAAAATTTTCAATAGCTACTATTACAGATACAAACATTTTACAGATATTAGATGTTACAGATGCTGAAGGAAATATATGGTATGAAGTACCTTATTTAGCTCAATCTACTATATTTGATAGAGTAGATAATCCATCCTCTGGTAGTGATGGTGTACCTTATTTAGTTCAATTAAGACGAGTTCCTCGTCGTTTTGTATCTCGTTTTTTATCTAATAATACTTTACAACTTGAGTTTGGAGCTGGTGTTTCAAATAAATCTGATGATACTATATTACCCAATCCAGATAATATTGGTTTAGGGTTAGTACCTGGTATATCTAATTTATATAATAACTATAATAAAGCTTCTGTATTTTATACTCAAGAATACGGTTTAGCCCCAAGTAGTAATATTACTGTCAGATATCTTGTCGGAGGAGGAATAACATCCAATGTCCCTTCAAATACTATAACTACCATAATCAGCTCTAGTGCTTCTTTCCCTAATGGAATTACAGGACCTTTAGCTACTAATATTTTAAATAGTTTAGCCGTAGCTAATCCATTACCTTCAGCTGGAGGACGAAGTGGAGATCAAATTGAAGAAATTCGTAATAATGCTTTATATGCCTATCAATCTCAACTACGTGCTGTAACTAGAGAAGATTATATGGTAAGAGCATTATCTTTACCTTCTGATTATGGATCAATTGCTAAAGTATATGTTACACAAGACATGGCCATGGAAATGATACCAACACCTACAGTAGCAACTACTGAAGGTCGTAACCCATTATCTTTGGATATGTATATTTTAGCATATGATTCCAATAAAAATTTAACCCAAGCTGCTACTACATTAAAATCTAATCTAGCAACATATATTAACCAATTTAGAATGGTTACAGACGCTGTTAATATTAAAGATGCATTCTATATTAACATTGGTGTTAATTTTGATATTGTAATAGCTAGTGGGTATAATGGGAATGATGTACTTACTAATTGTATTTTAGGATTAAAAGACCATTTTAATATTGAAAAATGGAATATTAATCAACCAATAATCCTTTCCGATATTACATCTAAACTTTTACAAGTAAAAGGTGTGCAAAACGTAACTAAAGTTGAAATTATAAATAAATATGGAGGTAATTACTCTCAATATGCTTATGATATTTCTGGAGCTACAAGACAGGGTAACATTTATCCTTCAATAGATCCAAGTATATTTGAAGTTAGATTCCCTGATTTAGATATTCAAGGAAGAATAGTACCTTATGTAATTTAAAAATCTAAAATAATATGAAACTAGAAAAATTAAAAGGACACATCCCAGATTCAGTAATTGCTCAAATTCCTGAAGTAATGGAAAAATTTAAAATTGATACCCCAGTTGAATTAGCTCACTTCTTATCCCAGTGTGGTCATGAATCAGGTGGATTTAAAGTAGTAAATGAAAATTTAAACTACGGAGCTAAAGGTTTGTTAGGTATATTCAAAAAATATTTCCCAACAGAAGAAAAAGCTAAGTTATATGAGCGCAAACCAGAAAAAATTGCTAATTTAGTATATGGTGGTCGTATGGGTAATGGTGTTGAAGCTACAGGTGAAGGTTGGAAATATCGCGGACGTGGTTATATCCAATTAACTGGTAAAGCTAATTATACTGAATTCGATAAAATAGTAACTGAAAATATAGTTGAAAATCCTGATTTAGTAGCCACTAAATACCCATTACTATCTGCTGCTTGGTTTTTTTCTAAGAACTGTTTAGGTAGATGCAAAGATGCTACTGATGCTTCTGTAACAGCTGTAACTAAATGTGTTAATGGTGGTACAATTGGTCTTCCTGACCGTTTAAAACATTTCAAGGAATACTATAATTTGTTAGCTTAAAAAGCAACAACTTGTCATATTTATATGTAGTAATCATGTAAATTATGGCAGTTTATAAAATATTTCCTGAAAAAACAGCTACATTGTTTTCGTATTACCCAACCATGAATACTGGTTTGGATGAAATACTTGAACTTAGCACTTTTAAATCTATTGATGGTACTAACGAAGTATCTCGCCCTATTATTAAATTTCCATCAAGTGAAATTAGTGATGTATTTACTAATAAAGTAGGTACTGCTAGCTTTGATTGCTATTTAAAATTATATTTAGCTAACGCTTCATCAATTCCATTAAATTATACCATATTTTCTCATCCATTAGCAGCTGATTGGAATATGGGTACAGGAAGAGCTGCTAATTTACCTATTACAACAGATGGAGCTAGTTGGAAATATACAAATGAATTAAGTGGAAGTGTTTGGTTTAACCCATTATCATTTCCTAGTGGGCAAACAGGTTCATATCAATCTGGATCTAACATTGGTGGTGGATTATGGTATACTTCTTCCACTTATCAAGCAACTCAATCTTTTGGTTTCAATAGTTCAAAAGATATTGAATTAAAAGTAACTAATGCAGTTAGTGCTAGTTATACTAATATTATTCCTAATTATGGTTTTATATTAAAATATAGCAGCTCAATAGAATTTACCACTGCTTCTAAATTTGAAACTAAATATTTTTCAGGAACAACTCATACTATTTATCCTCCTACTCTTGAAATTAGATGGAACGATTTCTCATATAGTACTGGTTCTCAATCAGTAATGGATTCTGATTTATATTATGCTAGTTTAGGCAATAATAAAAACATGTACCAACAAGACTCAGTACAGCGTTTTGATGTTAAGGTTAGAGCAAAATATCCTCCTAGAACATTTCAAACTTCATCATTTAGTTATGCTTTAGTAAACTATGCTTTGCCTTCTTCTTCATATTGGTCAATAAAAGATTTGGATACTGAAGAAATTGTCGTAGATTATGATACTACATATACTAAAATTAGTTGCAACCCAAGTGGTAGCTATTTTAATGTATATATGAATGGCCTAGAACCAGAACGCTATTATAAAGTATTAATTAAAACTATACTAGATAATGGTGAAACAGTAGTATTTGATGAAAATTATTATTTTAAAGTTGTAAGATAATGTCCCAAATTCCTATACAAAAACAGGTATTCGATAAAGACCAATATGGGAAAGTAATAGATACCCAATTCCGTCAGTTATTAAATCAACAGGCAACTGAAGAAACTCCTACCTTTACTTTAGATGATTTTTTTGAATTATATGATCAATTATTTTACCAAATCCCAAAAGAGGGAGATGCTAATTCTCATAGATTTATCTTACAAAGAGAAGCTGAATATCTAGGTGTAATCATTGATCAGGATGATATCCAGGCATTACTTGACGAAATTACATCTTTAAGACAACAAGTATTAGATGCTCAAACAGCACTAAACGATCTTAATCAAATTAGAAGATAATGGCTAATAATATAAGAATAGTAGGAAATATATTGAGTACTACCACTGTTACACGTTACTCTCCAAATGACACTAATTTAATCCAATCTAGATTATTAAAAGAAAACTTTGGTGGACCTAATGACTATATTGAGTATTATGTACAGGATGCTCTTGGTAATATATTAAATTCAAATTTTAGCTATCTTAATTATAAACTTCCCTCTACTGGAAGCGGATTAACACCTAGATTAACTCCTGTTCCTAATACTACAGGTGAATTTGAAACCCAAAATTCTATTGCAGGAACAGAAACATCTTTTGATCCGGAAACATTTGAAGAAATTCCAGGTACTCCTCCACTTCCGTTATATCCTATTATAGAAATAGATCCTGTTAAAGATCTTCAAGATTTAAGATATACTTCAGGAGAATTTAAAACTAGATATAATTTATTTGAAAATGTAATATCTAATCCTTCTGAAAGAGCATTATTTATTAAAGAAATTTCTCCTGATAGAACTGAAATAAGATTAGCTTCTAATATATTATCTGACCAACAAATATTAGCAGCTTTTGGAGATGTAAGTAGTAAAATAGATGAAGTAGATTATCATATTGATCATTTATTAAATTTTGGGAATAATGAACAATATATAGCAGTTAATATTGCCCTTGATCAAACCCCAGAAGGAAACGAAATATTATTTAAATTATATCAACCTCTACCTTCTC